TGTAGAACCTGTTGTGCCTTGAGCACCTGTAGCGCCTGTAGAACCTGTTGTGCCTTGAGCGCCTGTAGCGCCTATGTTACCTGTTCTAGAGAACCCTACAGTTAACGCCGCTAAACTAGAAGGTATTGTACCAGAAACGTAACTAACAGGAATCTTATAATAACCAGCTGCAACTGTAACAGCACCAGTAACTTGGAATATATTGACTACTGTGCTACCAGCCAAGTTTCCTACTATTGTTATGAATCCTCTTGAACCAGTAGTCGTACTATCATCCCATGTATCGTACCATGCTGTCTGAGTTACACCAGCAGCATCTAGATTGTCGATAAAGATTTGAGTTACAGATGCGATGGCTGCATTATTATACTTTATAACGCCATTTCCAGGATCATCATCTGTCACCTGAATTGAGAATGAATATCTTACACCACCTTTATCGCCAGTCGTGCCTTGAATACCTTGTGTGCCTTGTGAGCCTGTGGTACCTTGTGAACCTGTTGTGCCTTGAGAACCAGTTGCGCCTTGTGAACCTGTAGTTCCTTGTGAACCTTGACTTCCTGTAGTACCTTGCGAACCAGTGGTACCCTGTGAACCTGTAGTGCCTTGACGGCCTTGGAGACCTTGAACGCCCTGAGAACCAGTAGCACCTTGAGTACCAGTTGTTCCCTGCGAACCTGTTGTGCCTTGCGAACCTGTGATTCCTTGTATGCCTTGGGTGCCTTGAGATCCTGTTGTGCCTTGAGAACCAGTTGCACCTTGACTTCCTGTAGTGCCTTGAGAACCAGTGGTACCCTGTGAACCTGTGGTGCCTTGCGCGCCCGTAGCACCCTGAATGTTTGTAGGATTTCCGTTAATAAAGAAAGCAGATGCGTTAACGCTGCCTACAACATCGATTCTATGATTAGTTGTTGTTGATCTACCAACAGCAATGTTTGAGTTGACAAATAATGAACCTGAAATGTTTGCAGATCCGTTTGCATCTAAAACTTGTCTTGGGTTTGCTGTATTGAAACCATGGCGTCCTGCACCATCTTGCTTGTAACCAAATGAACTGTCAGACCAAGGAGCAATTACAATATTTGCACTATCGTCTGATGATCCTTTACTGTAAATAATAGAGATATCATCATTAATTATCAAGTCATTCCAAGCGCCGCCGGATGTATTAGCATTGAACTGTAGTATCGCTGAACCGCTCATAATTTCAATTTGCGGATAAACGTTTGCTCTAGTAGTCCAACTATTAACGTGCAGTCTTATGCCCTGAGTTGTTCCATCACCAATTGTGAGATTGCCTGTAGGTATCTGTAGATTTCCTACAAAACTCGCGCTTGATGTATTTGGTAAAGCGTTATTTGCAGCCAAGAATGCAGCATTGGCATGGACTCTGGCTGTATTAGCTTGTACAAAAACAATATTTGCATGATCTCTAGTTGTATTGGCTTGCAACAACCCGGCATTGGCTGAGGCATGTGCTGTATTAGCGTGAACTCTAGCAGTATTAGCTTGTTCGTATGCGGCGTTAGCATTATCAAACGCTGCTTTATTTGCTTCAAGGATAGGTGCTTGACCTCCAGATACAGAATTGGCAAGATCATATGCTGTATTAGCTTTTAAAAAAGCCGAATTAGCTTGATCTCTGGCTGTATTAGCTTGTTCAAATGATACGTTCGCGTGAACTCTGGCAGTGTTAGCCTGTGTAAATGCTGGAGGAGCAACATTAGCTTGATCTCTGGCTGTATTAGCTTGTAAGAAACTAACGTTAGCGTGATCTCTAGCAGTATTAGCTTGTAGGAATCCTACGTTTGCGTGGTCTCTTGCTGTGTTGGCTTGTATAAATGCTGGAGAAACAGCATTTGCTAGATTTCTTGCAGTGTTAGCTTGTTCAAACGATACATTAGCATGAACTCTAGCTGTATTAGCCTGATCAAAAGAAATGTTTGCATGGATTCTTGCTGTGTTAGCCTGTAGTAATCCAGCATTTGCAGATGCATGTGCTGTATTGGCATGGTCTCTAGCAGTATTAGCCTGTAGTAATCCAGCATTGGCTGAAGCGTGTGCTGTATTGGCATGGTCTCTAGCAGTATTAGCCTGTAGTAATCCAGCATTTGCAGATGCATGTGCTGTATTGGCATGATCTCTAGCTGTGTTGGCTTGATTTCTAGCGGTGTTGGCCTGTTCAAAACTAATGTTAGCATGATCTCTGGTAGTATTGGCTTGCAAAAATGAAGCGTTTGCATGATCTCTTATTGTGTTGGCTCTAACAAATATAACATTTGCATGTCCAAAAGCAATATTAGCATGATCTCTGGCAGTGTTTGCTTGTTCAAAACCAATATTGGCATGGATTCTTGCGGTGTTCGCCTGTTCAAAACTTACATTAGCATGAACTCTGGCCGTATTAGCTTGTAAGAATGAAACGTTTGCATGATCGTCTGCGGTATTGGCCTGATCAAAAGCCTGATTGGCGTGGATTCTGGCAGTGTTAGCTTGCAAGAATGAAACGTTGGCGTGAACTCTAGCCGTATTAGCTTGTTCAAAACCAACATTGGCATGGATTCTGGCAGTGTTAGCTTGTTCAAAAATTACATTTGCATGTCCAAAAGCAACATTGGCATGGATTCTAGCTGTATTAGCTTGTTCAAAACCAACATTGGCATGGATTCTGGCAGTGTTAGCTTGTTCAAAACCAACATTGGCATGGATTCTGGCAGTGTTAGCTTGCAATAAACCTGCATTGGCAGAAGCTAATCCCGCATTTGCTGAAGCATGTGCTGCATTGGCATGGATTCTAGCTGTGTTAGCTTGAATGATAGCGGCATTTGCAACTGCATTAATAGTATTGGCATCATTTGAGACTAAAACTAATCTCGCGTCTGTATTTGCAAGAGCGGCAAATACGACATTAACTGCATTAGCAGTAGCTACATTTAATGTTGATCTATCAAGAACGCTACTGGAAACATTAAGAGTAAGATATAATGTTTCATTTCTTTTGATATTATTAGGAGAAACAGTTAAAACCGCAGTGTTTGAAGCTGCATTAATTAACTGCTGAGTTTCTACTTCATTGACAAAAGTAATAAGTTGATTTGTAGCTGAACGCCATTCATCAAATGTGTTATTTAGCGTGACATTTGCTATTGCCATTTTACCTTGCCAATCCTCTTAAAAGCTCTTTTATTTCTCTCATGTCATCTTTGAGTGAGTCCAACTCAGATAACTTTTCCTTAATACTATTTATCTCAGAATTAACACCACGCACATTGTTCATCATGGCTTTTTTGCTTTTATATTCGTTTGCAATGTTATGATCTGCCAACAGTATTGCTCCAGTTTTAGTGTCTTTTCTTAGGTCTTCATATTCTTCAATTTTAACCAGATTTTGCATTAATAAACGTCCTCAGGCAATGCTATTGCACGAACATCAAGGACATAAGGAATAGAACTTGCTACAGTATTGTTTGCAGACAAGACAATCTTAATTGCAAACTGATTAAATGTTTTATATGTTGTTGTATCTGTTGTATATGTAACATTATTAGATGTCATAGATGGTCTATATTCATACTCAATAGGCGTTCTATTTGTAGAGAATGTAAACTCACTTGTCTTCTGTGTCATTCTTTCCCAGTTTCTATTTTCAATACGTTCTGGATCAAGAGCGTTACGAACTTTATAGTATACATTAACATTAGCACCAGGTGGCTTAACAGCAGTTAAGAACACTCTTAGATCACCAGCATCAAAACCATCAAGAAGTGTAATTGTTTTTGAAATATAACGGGCAATTGCTGGACCACCAGATGTTCCTGTTTCTGTAGATACATTGACAACAGCGCCAGAACCAGAACCACCGCCGACAGTAACAATAACATTGTCCGTATATCCTACACCAGGACTATCTACAACAATTGAAGAAATTTGTCCTGTTATGGTATTTGTTACAGCCCAAGCATTTGCTCCATAACCAACATTAGATGTAATTGTTAGATATGCATTTGTTGCATCATATCCTGAACCTCCATCAACAATGTTAAATCTATCTGCTGTCAAACCAGTATTGTTAATCAAGTTTTCAATTGTTACCATGTTTTGCATATTTTGGTATATAACAGGAGAAACTTGAGTGTTTTTTGTTGACAAATCAATTCTTACTGTTGTTGATTTATTTGACAATTGTGGATTATACAAAATGTTTCTTTTTGTTAAATCTACTCTTTGTTCTGGTTTAAAGTTTGTAAATGCAGCATCTATAGTTTGCGTTGCATTTGAAACACCTTTATAATAATAATTAATCTTTGTATTCTTTAATTCAATAGCATCTGATCTTAATTCAAAAGCATCGTAGTATGTGTTTGCTTTTAAGCTATCAAAAGAATTATATTTGACATTTGAACGAAGTTCTCGGCGCATAGCTGTTTTATCTTCTTCAAATATAATAGTACCTTCATCAACAAAGTTTGCTCTATTAAGAACAAACATCATGTCTTCATCTTGTAGAGGCGTCCAAGTCATCTGATTTTGTGACTTAAACATTGAACCCATAAATGGTTGTTTTGAAACAACCGTATCTGTTCCTAAAACTTTTTCACCCAAAGCTGTACCGTAGAAATCATAACCATAATCGTCAGTAATAACAACAACAGCATATTCATATCCAGAGTTCAAATAGACTGGACTTGGGAACGTGAAGCGGGTATTTGTACTAGAATTTGCTACATCAGGGAAACTTGATATCTTAATCTCGTCGTTATCTAGTGTTGTTGTTGCTCCAGGAATAACTGTATTACTGCTTGGTGCGCCGTTTACTACAGGACGAATCTGAACTTCAATTGGAAGACTATCGCCTCTGTTTCTAAAGAACAAGTCTACAGAAGATACGAACACGCCATCAGGATATTCTGATGTTGACACATAAAATGTTTGAGCCACAGGATCATGAGGAATAGTAACACATTGTCCTTCACTAGCAGCCATATCATACATGACTTGCCAGAAGTTGAGTCCTGTTACATTTATTGCGTCACCGTAAATACCCATTGCGCCAAATGAAGTAATATACGTTTTTCCATTAGGATCTGTCGGTGTTGTAAATTTTGTTGCTGCTGGAGTTGTTGTTGTTCCTGGAATGCGCCAGGGCAAACTTTCAATTGGTATTTCATCAAATACACCAAATGAAGGGTTAGTTATTTTTGTTTGGCTTATATTAGGAGAACCTTTAATAATTTTTCCAGTTTTATCACAGAAAACTAATCTTTTAATATTAAATCCTAGCGTATTACCATTTTCCAAACTAGTATATCGCGTACTTAAAGACTTTTGTCCTTCTGGTGCTACTGTCCAACTCAAGTTATCTGAACTTGCTTGTCTGTTTCTTGCACAAGGGTCAAGAACTTTAGTTGAAGGTGTAACAGAAACAGTTTTTGTTGGTGTTCTGGTAGGTGTAACACTAACACTACGAGTTGGTGTAGGAGTACGAGTTGGTGTAATCGAAGACGTATTAGTCGGCGTAAGAGTTGGTGTAGGTGTAGGTGTAAGTGTTATAGGAACATCTGGAGACTCGGTAGGACTACGAGTTGGTGTAACAGTTGGTGTTACAGTTGTTGTTACCGTACGTGTTGGTGTAGGTGTAGCACTCGCTGTTATACTGAGTGTTGGTGTTAAAGATTTTGTAGGTGTAACTGTTCGTGTTGGTGTAGGTGTTGGTGTTACAGGAGGAATAACTGTAAATCCAAAATCTACATCGCGTTCAATTACTTGTGCTACAGACTTGTCTAGTCCATTTGATGTAAAACGATAGTCCGCGCGAGTTGTATAAGATGTTACGTCATTTCTAGGATTATCTAGAATACGGAAGATACGGTCGCCAGTTCTAAATTGAACATTGTTTTTGTTTGGGTCTGGAATATGGAACACACCAGACAAAAGTCCGCGAGGCGTAACATAAGATGTAGGAACTTCACTGTTTCCGTACCAATTTCTTGTATCACCGATTGTATAGATTAACTCATCATCTACTGGATTAATTTTGAAATCAGGTTCAACTGTTGCAACTCTTGTAGCAGCATCGTAACTTATGATTTCGGCAGTTTGGCCAGCATTTGTTCCGTTAACGATACAGATTGTATTTCCTGTATAATAATCGTTAGTTGTGCCATTAGCGTCACTAGATAGCTTTATTGCAGCATTTGTTGTTCCAGACTGAACAAAACCTGAGAAGTGTTCATATAGTTTTAGTGTGCTAGAAAAACTTGAACTGTCTACAGTAACAGTCGAACCTGAAGCAAACGTTGTAGGACCATCAAATTCTGATACGTAAAACTTTGTATTTCCTGTATTAATGTCATTTTCAACGTGAAGAATACGTGCGGTAGAAGAAGCTCCGATACGAAGAGTTTTCTGCGGGCCCTCTCTCATATCTTTTACTTTTTGATTTGTATTCACTTCAATGATGTTTGGTCTTTGTACAAATCCATCAATGAGCTTATCATCAAAATAGAACCAGACTTGTCTATTTGGTCTTAGTCTGTAACCAATAAAGTCTACGGCCAAATATCGCATAAAAGGAATAACAGTGACACCAACCAGAACACTGCCAGCATTTCTTTCCGTTACCGTTGTCGTATTTGTAACAACCTGTGCATTTTGCTGCAAAGCAGGATTAGGATTTGTTTGTGGCACAGATTTAGGAACAGATGTTACTGCACCTGTTATGATTGGATTTTGTGCTGTCTGACTTACCATATTTTAAACTACCTTTTTTACGTATTTATTCTTTTAGTTTCAACGCTTTTGAGAATTGACAATGCTTTGATATATATTATCAATCGTTAGCTGATTAACGCCTTCATCTGTGACTACAATATTTGGCGCTTTTTGTGTGTTGTACCAGATGTCCGCTTCAGGATTCATAATGATGTTTCCATCAAATACTGAATATAAGAATTCAGCACACGGAGAAAACTTTGTTGCTTGTGTTTGGAACAAGAAAGGAACTTCTTCGTAATCCAATAAAGTCTTATCTTTACCTATTGAAACATCTGTGCTTAAGGACAAGTTTGCTTTTAGAGTTGCGCCAAAAGTTTCTGATTGATTTGTTAACCAACCATTTTGAAAGTCTATAGCGCACTTATAATCTTGTAGAGTTGGATTACCAAGAGCGTGTGATGTGAAGCTATCAACAAATACACCATACTTAGTTCTGTCAAGTCCGTCAACGTCTGGAATTGTAATATCAAGCGCATTCTTTTCTAGTGTATTCAGAGAAACATAATACTCAAGATTTTCAACTCTCTTATCAATTTTACCAATATCTCTCATTGTATAACGCTTATTATCAACGTATTTTACCGTAACATTACTTGCATATTCTGTGTAAGGAGGAACACCTAAAGAATAAAGAACCATGCTGTCTGTCGGAACACTAGGATCCTGTGGGAACTTTGAAGGAATACCTTGAATGACATCAAATCTTCTATTCTTGGTAAGAACAATCAAGTCGCGTCTGCCAAGATAATATTCATAATCCAATTCGAAATCTGTTGTAGGTAAGGGTATTCTTACGCCATTCAATGTATAGTTTGGAGCAGCGTTTGATCCATTTTGTCTTGTAGGTCTAAAGTCAATGCAGTCTCTTAGCTCAATAACTGTTCCGTCGTTCTTGACAAACTGAGGAATAATGGAATATCCATCACCAATAGATGCACCCATTTCTGATATATCTGTGCTTAAATCGCTATATGAATCTACAGAGAAGTAACCACCACCACCAGAAGCAACATTTGCATGTTCATAATAACGGCAGCATACGATTAGAGGACCGCGACAAGATGCAAAGTTAGGTCTAAGCTTGATTGAAGCATGATCATAATAATCTTCTCTTTGTCCATTATCTAGTTCATATCTGTTAGTTACATCATTATATTGTCCGAGACTTTCTCCTGGACCAGGAACAAGTTCACCGTTTAAGTCATATACTTTAAAGGCAGCAACATCTGTAATGAAAAGACTTTCAGGAATGCCTACACTTCTTGTTGGATTAGATATTACAACTTGTCCATCAGGCAAATATACATTTGCCGATGAGTTTGTTCTATCGTTGCGAAGATAAATTGGAGTGTTACTGGACAAAGTTTCATTGTTTATCAGATGAAGTGTTTTCTGCTTAGGAACAACACCTTGGTCAAATTCTACTTTTGCAAAAACGACAGCAGAGAAAGAATCGTTTGGATGTGTGTTTCCTGTATTAAACACAGCCTGTTCAGGAGTGCCGCTTACTGTTACTGTTGCCTTAATAATGTCGCCATTTGATCTTGCACTTGTTCCTTTATCTGTACATACAACAAGGAAGTTATTCATGATTGTTGATGCAATGTTGCTAGATGCAGTAGCACCAATAAAATCTTCGTTATTTTCTACCTGAATTGCTGTGGACACACCAGCAGTAAATGATGTTGTATACTTATTTCTATATGAGTATGACATGTTTTGAATGCCATTTGCACCATATGCAATAAACTTCTCAGGCAATGGAAACAGTAGCGAACTTAAAGACGATTCGCTAATAAATGCTGTTCCATTTGCTGTTGAACCAGATTTGTTCAATGTTGAAATGTTTGTGTATGCATTTGATGTAGCACCAACTGTAAATGGTCCATGAATAACAAACGAATCGGCACTCTTAAAGCTAAACTGAATTGAAACATTAGATGTATTTGAAAGTCCTTCAAACAATTCTGTTCGCAGTCTAAGATTACGAGTTGCAGGATCATATTCATCAATTGTATGTGATCCTGTTGCTGTCTTTAACACAGCATCTACATATGCATTTGCAACATTGGTTGTTGGTCCAAATAATCTAATAGTAGAAACGTTGTCTGTATAGGCAACATTCGATGAAATGCTAATGAAATCGGTATCAAATAGATAGAATTCATACTTACGTGCATCAACATCAACATCACCAGAGAAGAATTCTAGGTCTTTAATTCGACCTGTACCTATCTTTGTTGTATTATAGTAAGTTGTGTTTGAATAATTAACATTGGCCCATGGAGCACAATGAATGTCAAAGTTTTCCATCTTTGTTGTGTCGAAAACGCCACGCAAGTTTTCTACTATGACATAATTACCATAGTTCATGTTTAAGTCATATGCATCTACCGATTCTAGGGTTCTGCCCTTTTCAATATTAATTTCTGTCTTGCCTACTGTTTCAATTTCATAACCTGAAACATAACCTTTTCCTGGAGAAAGAACGGCATTAACAAATAAGTTTCTATCAATCTCGCTTTCTTCTAGAGTAAGAAGGAATGGGTTTACTGTATAGTTGCCAGACTCGTCATATGTTCTACGGGCAAAAACTTCTTCAATTTCAGAATACAAAGGATATTTGACTATATTTCGAATAGAACCATTTTGAATTCTAGCAAGTTCAATAAACTTTTCTGTGTCGGCACTGTCAAGACTTCTAGAAGATAATACTAAATCCGCTTTATATCTTGATGCACCAGGAGCTTGATAGTTAAAAGATTCCTGCGCAGGATCAAGGAGAGATGTATCAGATTGTTCTGTTACAATAGCATCATTTAACTCTAAACCAACACGACATGACGGAAGAGTTTGATATTTACCAATGACTGCAACTTGAGCTGGTACTTTAATAAAGTATCCATTATAAAAGAATATGCTATCTTTTATGCCAGCAAACTTACTGAAAGAAGCAGAGTTTGCTACCGCCGTGTTTGCGTTTATTGTAGGATTATCTTTTAGGACAAAAGTTTGATTGTCGTTAAACTGTTGTGAAGAAATGTATGTACCAAATAATACAGGAGGATCATTTGCTGTTGGACCAGCAACGTTGGAAACTCTAAACTGAATTGTGTTGGCAGCGTCAGTAGATACAATAACTTTCTTATCGAAAGTGTTTACGTCAATGTTGGTATTGGCAAAAGTAGGATTTAGATTGATTGTTGCATAAACGTTTGGCGGAAAGTATACTTCACCACCAATAACAGACGAACCGTTTTCAAAAATGTGTCGACCAAATCTTTCGATCTGATTTTGCAAAATAGTCTGGACTTGTGTAAGTTCTCTAGCCTGGACAGCATATCCTGGTCTAAAGAGAATACGATAGAAATTCTTTTCTTCGTTAAAATCATCATAATACGGAAATACGGTTGTTTCTGTTGGAACTACCAGCGTATTTGCAACATTTGCTTTTGCCATTTTTATATCCTAAATTGCCTTAAAATTTCAGAACTATTTTGAAATCTTCGATCTGATCCGAAGACCTAATTATTGGTTTTATATTATCTATATATAGAAGTTGTCCAGAATAAGGAGCAACTTCTGGTACGGTAATAGGAATTGAAACTGTTCCTGTTGCACCAGATGTTAGTCCTATTAGTGTAGATGCTATCACTGAACCTGTTGTGTTAGCCAATTTAAGTTGATTTGATCCATTCCATGCGACTACAGTTCCAGTGAATGTTGTATTTGGAAATAGACCTTGATAAACAACTTCATCTTCAACAAAATTGTCATCACCAACACCAGATAGTGTTAGAGTTGTTAATTGAGAAAATGCAGTATTAGTTTTTACATTTATAGTGCCATAAACGTAAGGATCTTTGATTAGCGATATCTGTCTAAAGTCATTTGTAACAGGTAACTTGCCATTTTCATCATATCTTAGTCTCATGTTAATCATAAGATTACTACCGCCAAGTTCGCGCATAGGATCAGAACCATGACCACCAGGTGGACTAATAACTGCTCTCAATACGGCACCAATACCGCTCGTTGAATCATCATATACCTGAATACCTGCATAGGTATATCCTGTGCCTGGTCTATCAATAACTATCGCAGAAATTGTATTTGAAATTACATTAGTTTGAGCAAATGCGTTTGCTCCTGTTCCGTCTCCAGTAATTGTAATCCAAAGTTTGGTGTTATCGCTATAGTCTTGACCGCCATTGACAACCTGAATAAATTCTAGACCGCCGTCAATTGCACCTTCTTGAACATCCCACTGCAAAGACGCATCATCATTAGCAAGAGTTTTTACTGGAATATATTCGTCGGTTGTAAATCTGAGTTGTTCAGCAGGAGAAATAGTGTACATATATTTCCAGATATAACCGTCAGTTTCCTGAACTGTACCTGTCGTGATCTTCTGAATAGGAACATTCTGTGACGGTGCACCATTATTATTTGAAATGCACTTGTAAACATCCCAGTTAGGAGTTACAATATAGAACTTAGTATTTGGATTAAAGAGCATTAATGAACATGTGCAATGGTCATAACGATCATAGATGACACCTTGCGTCCAGTCTATTCTTGGAATACAATGGTACAGGTCATTGCCTGTAATCTTCTTGGCGCCGATCATGTTACGGTAGACTTCATATAGAGAAGTCACTGAACTGTTAGCCTGAAGTGGCGCAGAGTCATTGGCCCAAGGTTCTACTTTTCCAATTGTAAAATACAAGCTGGAATTGGCAGCTTCGGTTACAGATTCCTTAAACTGTTCTGCATTATAGATGTTTAAGTTTTTTGAATAAACTGAAAATGTCATTTTTTACCTTATTGTATTATACCATAATACACATTACCAGATGTATTTACCGTGTTAGATTGAACAACAAAGAATGTATTAGCATTTGATGTTGTGACAGTAAAGATACCATTCATGATATTTATAGTATTTCCTGATTGGAATTCCAAGTAAACATTGTTTCCTGATACCAAGCCGTGTGAAGTTTTAAATATGCGAATGTTGCCTAGATTTGCATTATATGTGGCAGGTCTGTATATTATCTCATTTGTTTGTGTTTCGGTTCTTACCTGAACATTCATCGTTTCACCATTGTCAACAGATGTGTATTCGCCGAACAAACTCATACCAGCAGGATGCGCTAGGTCTTTCAATGCTTTTCTATAGTTTGAAATGGCTTGCTTGATACGCACAACATATGAATAATTGTGATAATATCTTCCGTCTTGCAAGAAGTTAAAGCTGCTAAGATGACCGTCATCGTTTAGATAACGACCAGGATATGTGAATACACCCTGAACAATTGTAGAATTTACCTGAGCGGTTCCAGAACCTAGATGCTTCAAATTGATCGTTGGCGGTGTCTTGTATCCAGAACCGCCTGAGAAGATTGTCAATGAAAGAATGGCACCGATATCATCAGATGTGCTTATCATTTTTTCACCAGCGCCTAAGACAGCCGTAACAGCAATGTTTGCGCCTACACCTGTTCCAGACAATACATTTGCTCTTGGTAATTGAAGCATATTGTAGCCAGAACCACCAATGTAATGACCTGGTACTTCCTTAAACTTGACACTTGTGATTACGCCTGTTCCATTTACGGATGCAACATATCCTCTCGCACCAACGCCAGCACCAACAGTGGCATATGGCTGATTGATTATCTCAATCTCATCATTTACAGCATAACCACTACCAGCATGAACAATTGCCATCTTACCGAGAATACCAAGGTCTTTAACTCTTGTGTTAGCTTGTGCTGACAATGTGGTATTACTGATATAGTTTTGACCACCATTAAGAACCACAATTCTCTGTATTGGTCCAGTGTTTGCATACGTAAAGAATTGCATAGAGTTTGCTAGTGAAGTATACAAACTCGGTTTCTTGATAACTTGAAATGGTTCATTTGTTAGTGGTCCAGGCAAACCAGGACTTACTGTCAATTGACTAGTGATAGAATTGGACTTTGTTATTGTTACATTGGTGCCAAAGCAATAAATGTTATCGAATGTTTCAAAGAATACGTTCGAATTTGCTTTCCATGCCGACAGGTTGATAGTTGTAACACTTGCACCTGTTCCGCAGCTTATGGTCAAGTTAGAGTATGCTGAGAATGGTGCTGTCCAAACATCAACTCTCTCGAAACTGATATTGCCTGGTATCTGTGGTGTAAACTGAACGTTTGTCGTGTTTACTGTATTGGATGAAATGTATAAAATGTAGTTGGTACCTGTAGACACATTATAGACATTTAATGAGTCACCAGTTTTGAAATAAACATTGGAATTTGCAATAAGCTGATTAAAATACAATTTATCAACTAATGTACCAGAAGCAGAGTTGGCAACAAGATTTGATGTAACTGGAGGAACAGTTACTAAAACAACATCTAAGTTAGGATAAGCAAGTGTTTCATATAATGATGCAGAAAGATTGCCAATAACTGTGTTTGCTTCCGATGCAATTGTAGATATCACAATATTGTATGAATTAGGGTGAACAGACTCGTCAGTATTAACAAGAGATATAAGAGCGTTTGCACCAGTGCCTGTAGGACTTGATACCAATATTAAATTAGTGTTTTGAAATCCTGCACCACCATCGGTCGCTGAAATTGTTTTGATTGCTGCTGAGGAAATAGAAGATACGACAATAACGCCGCCAGAACCTGTATTGCTTTCTATTATGGCAGTATCACCGATAGAATAGTTATTACCTCTGTTTAATATGTCAACTCTAACAATGATACCAGAGAACACATTAGCCGAAATGTATTTGACTTGACCTTCTTCTTCAAAAAGAGCATTAACTTTTTCACCAGCAACAAAGTCTCTTACCTGGTTAGAAACCTTAAGTTCTTTAACAATAACACCATTCTCATAGTAGACATCTACTGATTCTACCGTTGCAGTTGCGTTTGATGTGCTACCACGGATTTGACGACCAGTAAAGTTCTTGGCTGTGTATATGCCTGGATCAGAGGTGTTGTTTACCTGAATATCAAAAACTTTAAGTGACTTTTCTTGATACCACTTACCGTCAGATGCTTTGAGAATATCTCTTTTTGGATAATAGAAATCTGTTTCCATATCATACAGAATGGCCAACAGAAATTCAATTGATTTCTCGGTACCTCTTGCGCGATAGAAGTCTTTGATGTGTTTAATCAACAAAGACTTGTCAGCGATGGTCTTTTCAGGCAGAAGACTTAAGAATTGATTGTATAGTTTTTCGGAATATAAATCGATTGTCTTATCTGGATCAAGAGCATCACGAAATCCTTTTGCTCTCTCAATTGTCTTACCTTCTTGCTCAAGATACTGGTAATATGCCTCAATGAATTTAACAAAAGTAGGGTGATCATTCCTAACAAAGAATGGTGCCTGAGAGTTTACAAAATTTGAAATGCCTACGTTTGTATTAGCCATTATTCAGCTTCTACTCTAAGTTGGATGGCAAAAGGATCACCTTCGTCAATACTAATTATTCTGTTTCTCAAAGGAGGAATAATTTCATTCTGAGCAGGTATGTTGAATGTAAGAACATCGGCTGGATAGAAATCATTAGGAACTAATGACTGAACAGTAAGCGATTGTAAGAAGACTTGACCTGTATTGTAATCGATTGTTCCTGCATTTGGATTAACAATGATTTTTTCACCATTATTTTCGAAGTAGAACGTTCTAAGAATACCTGTTCTTGCTTCTAGAACAGCCGATGCTGCGGCTTCTGATCCACCGCCACCATCAATGCTAATATTTGCGCGAGTATAGTTAGAGCCTCTATTTAATACAGTAATCTTGGATATTCTACCATTTACAATTGTTGCAGTCGCAGAAGCACCTATACCATCGCCTCTGATGTTTATTGTAGGAATAGAAGTGTAGTTTATACCAGGGTTTTCTACTAGAATTTCTTCAATACCTGTAAATGACTCAGGTACTTCTTCGATGAACATCTTTCTTAATGTATTGGTTAAATCAAACACATTTGCTTCTGGGAAAGTATACAGTTTAGATATGTAATCGCCTTTACGCAAAGGCAGATTGAAGTTTACTCGCACATTTTCAGTGCGACCTAGATTTAATATCTGTCTCTTTTGCAAGTATATTTGAATGTCAGAACCTGTAATGGAACGCTCGGCATTCTCAATATAGTTTTGCAACTTTGATTTTCTAAACGTAGAGTCAAAACGCTTCAATTCAGCATCATTATAATCTGAAATGGATGCTTTTACCAGTGTTAAAATTTCATCGGCTGTAAGTGAAGTCTTGCTTGGATTATACGTAACACGACCACTCATCGTTACATACTCATAGTCTGGATCTACAATTTCAGGAATAATTGTCATTACGTTTCTAGAACGAATAAGATTTTCTTTGATTTGTTCTTTTTGTAGAGTTGTTAGAACATAATTTGTTCTAGGTTTTAGTGATAGATAAATCTTACCGTAAACGACAGGATCATTGTCTTCACCGCCCCAGCATGATACAGCATCGATGAATGGGAAATCTCTGGTAATAATAGTCTCATAGTCATTCTTGGTCACTGCACGGTTCTGAACAGTGTAATGATATGGCGCACGGAAACGAACTTGTTCGATTGTTTCCTTATTTTCAGCACCATAAGAAGGTGATGTTGACTGAACAATTACATTGCTGCTATACTTACCACCAACTTTATCAACAAACGAGAACGCATTGATTGCATTAGCTACCGAACCAACATTATCTAGATATGTGATATTGATAATTGAGCCGATCTTTGGTGTTTTACCTATGATATTATCACCAAACTGTACGACATAATTTAAATCGGTATCTTCTTCGATGAAATATGCTGCTGTATTGCCTTGCACCAATGTAATATCATCGTATTGATTATATACGGTTGTAGATGTGTTTGTTCTTGATTCCTGTACAGAAATCAATAATGTTGATGTATCCACATTTGCAGAAGGAATTTTAAATCTGCGGCGAGTGTTCTGTGCATCCATTTCATACTGACGAGTAACCACTTCACCTTGTCTAATCATGACATTGGCAAAGTTAAATGTACCGCTAGTTTTTGAAACTGTATTAGAATAAAGAGTGACGAATGGATAGTTGATACCATTAATGTCGGCACCAAGAAGTCTGGTAAACTTGTCTAGTGTAACTGCCTGTGCTGTAGTATCTTCCGAACCAGGTGCAGGCGTTACTGTAACATTGATTTTTGTTTCCGCACCACGACTACTTCTTGGAATATAATTCATCAACTTAGCAATAGATATCATGGACTCACGTAACTGAGCCGTGTCCATAAATGCCTCGTTACCAACCATATTGAGGTAATAGCCCATATAGTGAGTATTGTAGGCCAGCAAGTCAATGAGAACTGACATACCAGAACCTTCGAAGTCAAAGTCTTGGAATTCAGATTGACTGCGAAGATAGTTTTTCAGATTTATTTTGATTGTATCAAAATCAAGTTCTGCTATTCTTAGTGAAGTGTTGGCTGTGCTCATCTAATGCGCTCTAAAAATAAGGTGATGACTGCTGGTTCATTTCGATTTAATATTGTAAAGAAAAGCTTTACATTGTATCCGTTATTGTCATTATCAAAGTTAACTTCCAAGTCTTCTACACGAATTCTTGGTTCAAATGTTCTCAATGTCTCACGAATTGCATTTTTCAGAAAGTTTGATGTAATAGGTGTGGCATTTTCAAATAATAGTTTTAATGCGTTCGAACCAATACTAGACTGAAAAGGTCTGTCATAGAAGTTTGTTAATAAAAGATTTCGAACTGATCTTTTAATAGCTTCGGCGCCTGTCTTTTTCATGACATCCTTTGTGACAGGATGTGGCATGAAATCAAGGTCTAGATCGGAATAGTCGTTTTTTCGTGATACTGGATTAATCATATGATTATTTATGCTACCTTACTTGGGACCGCCAGCGTTTGGATTGGTTGGTTTTGGAATTTCAATTTGCATTTCACCAGCTTCAATAGACTTTCCAGAGTTAAGATGGACTTCTGGACTACCATCAACGGCCACAGTACCGCCAGATGACTTGACTGATAGTTGTCCTTTTGATGTTAGTCTCAATTCATCATCTGTTAAGACATTAAGTTGACCTTCGGCATGTAGATAAAGCTTACCAGTCGTACCGATACCTACATCACCCTGACCAAGAATAGATACAGGAGCAGAAGACGAAGACATGGATAAACCACCATCGGAAGTAATATTAGTAATACCTTCCGTGGTTATCTCAGTTGAACCTTCCACCTTCAATGTTGAATTCTTGGCTGATGTGTCCATATTGCCACGCACCACTGTATTCATATTCTTTGCAGTAATATTCATATCACCATTTACTGTGGTATTGTGATTACCCTGCACCGTCATGTTATAATCACCATCAACATTCAATGAGCAATCGCCCTTGACTGTAACATCATAAGCACCCGTAATCTGTACTCTATTTTCACCAAAAACAAATGTATATTGTCCATTATGTGAAACAAACTGCACAGCACCATCTGGTAAAAACTGTACCATCGAACCAGAACGATGCTGGAGTGTTACGCTTTCTGCGCCTTCACTGTCATCTAGTGTGAAAGTGTGACCAGAACGTGTTTTCTGCGTATAATAGTTAGGATAAGTTCCTGCACCTTCAAGACTTCTCGCATCTGGTGGACCTTTCCAGTCTGTAGGTGTTTTTGCTTGATCTGCTTTATATTCTGATGACATAATAAATTAACCTTTTACACTTTTTAATGCTTTTAATGCTGGGAGACCCAATGCAATTCCTGTCATGGCAAATCCTGCCATCTTATTTACTTTGTCTCTGGATTTGACACCAGAAGCAACATTATTTTCCATTTGTCGTACGGCCGTTGTCAATTCTGAGTTTGGTAATCTATTAAACATTTCATTTAATACACCAGAAGATCCGCCAAACATATTAGCACCAGGGAATACACCAGGAAATTGAGAACCATTAGACATGAGTGATGAAAAAGCATCTGCTAGTTTTTGAACACCCTCTGGTACAAGACTGGTAATATTGCCGAGAGCGTCGATCTGCATAGGAATATCGCCGAATGGTCCACCTGTCATCGTAATATTTACTGGTGGTAAGCTTTCTAGACCAAACAATGAGGTATCATATTGCAATTGCTGGAATGCGCCGACCAAATCATAAATGGTTCTTACATCCGATAATAAATTAACAGCATTAATGAAATAAACATCTGGATTAATCTTGGTTGCAGTATTAAAGCCACCGCTCTCGACTATTTCCATAGACTGCATTAGAGCATTCATAGAAGTTAAAGCACCGCCAATTTCTGGTGGTAAGTTTTTATATAGTTCGTCTAACAATGCAGCAGGCATATTTGTCAGTAGAGAACCAAGTGTCATATTCATACCTGGCAATAGGCTCAACATATCACCAGTAAGAATACTAGAAAATGCCTGTGTCGCTGTAGGAATATTCGTTACTTGTGGTATTTGTATGCCGTTCATTGGCCATAGAGTGGCAGTTGATGGCAAATATTTAACTAATTCGTTTTTATGATATTGACCTTTTTCTTGAGGTGGCTTTGAACCAGCAGAACCAGAGCCTACGTTTGGTGGTATACGAATGGACGTTAAATCAGAAATGGCTTTTTGTATAGCAGGCCAAGGATTACTATTGCCTGGAGTTGTGCCATCTTTGTTAATATCATTCGGCACTGTACCCAGAATAGTCAAGTGACCAGAGCCAGAATGACCACCCATCTTCATTGCCATGACAGCAGCACCGTGTTCTGGCGGTGGATTAAATGTTGTTACACCGTGTTGGTTGCCCTGCGCGAGTGACCTAGCAAAAGGCAAATGCTGTACATTAACATCTTTGCCATACTCACCAGGAATATAAACACGAACACCTCCAGATTGTGTTGGGTCTGGATCCTTATCATTACCGCCGACCACGATACCATAAACAATCTTATTTTCATTTGGATAAGAAACCATTAAACAATACCTCCACCAACAGACCTAGCGACACAATCCATCGTAGTGGTACCATAACCACCATTCTTGATATTGTGTGTCATGCTATGAATTAAATATAAACCTGTGCCAAAATTATCAAACTTGTCTGTTCTGTAGCTATGAAAATATACTTCGATTATATTACCTGCATGTAATACAGGGTTCCATGGCACGGTAAGTCTAAGTGAAATCTTATCTTCTTCTAAAAGACTCATTCTGGCCTGACGCAATAGCAAGTGCTTTTCTACATCAATATTACATGAACTCTGGTCTTTTGCTGAATTAAAGTTGGTAAGCGAGGTCATATATTTACCCTTACCATTACCGCAGCTTACATTCTTATTTCCTAACAAACTAGCCTGTTTTAGCATGGGATTAATTGTCACAAGAGATGACATGAGAGTGCCATCATCATCTGTACCATTTAATAGGTCAGACAGATAATCGAAATCACATGGGAAAGAATAAGACTGGATTGCTTCAGGATGCAGATAACCAGTCAATGAACCCATTTCTTGCGTAAAGAACCTAGCCACGCCACTTGTCGGTGCAGTTAAACTTCTTAATGATCTGAAATGATGTGTGCCTCTAGGATCGCCTCTTGTAAAGTTTTCATATGTCATATAATGAACAAACGATGGGTCGATACTTTCAGCCAGAGCAACATCGGCTTGCTGAGATATTACCTGAAATGGATGAATATTCTCTGCAATATAATCTCGACCATTACCCGAAAATTCAACATCTTTTGTTTTGGCACCGACACATGAACTGAGAACCTCATTTACCACCGCAGATGGACTAACACATCTCCAAGACTTAGATACCAGGTTTCGAGCATCATTTAATAATGTATCGTCACAGCCATGTAGGGTGAACTCTTCTAGACGACCTGATATCAGATTTCTATTGTCCATTCTGTATATGCGGGTCGATATTTCCATTTCATTGAGATAACCAAATTCAGCAAGAACTGGTTTTAATATCTTAATATCGGCAATCGCTGTTTTAAAATCATCTAGGTTTTTGACAATTGGATTATGTGGAAAGCTCTGAAATGTAACAGATGTTTGCAAACCTGGAGTTAATAAACTCTCGGTCATTGTTATTTCTTTTGGTGATAAATTAATAAATAAGGGTGTGCTAGTAGATGAGCTAAAATCCACTTCAAAAGACGTAACATAACGATCTACTGTATTCTCATCCATTTTTATGGTCTTCTATAAATGACTTTTCTACCTGTAAGAGTATCAAGTTCGCTGAGAATTTGATTGTAATATTGGGGTTGAATTATCTTGATTAATCTTTTATCTTCGTTTAGCTTTTCTTCATAATCATAATATGATACCTTGTCTCTCGAAATAATTTCAAACACAGTTTTACCTGCCACTGTATATGTAGAGAAGTCTGTGGTATCTGTTAATGTATTATATGCGTCCATAGGTGCAGTTGGTAAGTCAACCTTTAATACTGTACCATTTGCCGCCGAAGATGAGCCAATAAGAAACTGAGTTTGTTTTGCCTGACCATTTGTGTTGGCCAATACAATCTGACCATTTGCATTATTCCATGCAATAACCTGACCAGAAAATGTGTTAGATGCATTCGACGGTCCAATATATGCTATCTCACCAATACCATAGTTTGTTTCGGCATCAATTATTGTGATGATACCATCGGTCAATTTCTTTTCATTGACCTCGAATTTGGTTGTCGTAATTACCTGAGCAGATGGATTTTCACGGGTAATTACCTTTTCGTAATGATGATAATTGGTCTTTGCCCATTCTAAAGAACCATATTTCTTGATAATATATTTCTGAAATGTTTTGTCGTCCATGGGCCAGTCATAATACGGGTCATATATGTTATTGGCATATAATATCATCCAGTGCGCTTCTGCATTACCATATATCTGTTCTGCTAATATTTCTGGTCTGTCTCCGTCTCGGACAATATAATAATAGTATGCATTGACGTTATTTTCCATTACATCTTTAATAATGCCTATGCGAAATAGGACATTTGTGACGGCATTATATTCATTTAACAGCTTTTTATCTACTGTATATCTTACAAGAGGAAACTTGTCGAAAAAATTACCCATATTAGAAACCTTGCAATACTCTTTCTTTGTGTAGAATTTCGACTTCTCTAAAGCCTAAGCTTAGACGAACCGCAACTGGATGGCCGTTTGCAAATGTAGAATATGATTGCTCAGGAGAATAGTCCACATCGATACGGTCCAGAACACATGTGCTTATTCTTGGCAGATTTGTATTTTCTTTGCCTGCTTGGAAAAATGTAATATCAAAGTCTGCTGGCGGCACAAAAGCAAAACCTCCTAGAGTAATTTCTGGAGCAGCATAATATCGCAGCGTTCTAATAATACTTTTAACGGACTGAACTTCTTTTTCTGAGCGCGGCAATAAAAATACCTCAAACATCCACTGACGTTGAGGTCTTGCAGCAAATAGGACTTCGACGGCAGGATTAATTGGATAACCAGCAATCTGGGCACCTCTCTTGGCAGCACTGACTGCGGAATTAACTGCTGATCCAGCCCCAACAAATCCAGCGGCAGTAGCAATAGCGCCAGTCAATACAGCCGTCATAGACACTTCTTCGTATTTGTTTTCTTCGGTATATACTAGACCGCCGTTAGGCATATGGAGTGCGATGGATTCTTTTATTCGTGTTGTTCTTCTCTGGGGCGCAATAAAATCTTGAGCAACATTAAATCCAGGAATATCACCAAATGTTGTACCTTCGGGCAATAAAGTGCCAAAGCCACCAGGTCCACCAATAAGAAAATTAGGAATCTCGACATCGCCACCAATATTCAACTGACTGCCGCCACCAAAACGCAATCTGTCAACTTTTGATAGTCCCTCAGCGCCTGTTAAGAAAGAACCGTTTGGCAATCTGCCTTTAGATTCACCGCCGCCAGATGTTTTTGTTGGCACATTTATGTTTATGATCATATAGTGTGCCATATCCTCTTGACCTAAATCGTCAGGAAATATTCTGGATGTAAAATCATATACACTTTGACGACCAAAAAATGCTGTTTCGCCTAAACCTGTGTCTGCTGGATCTGGCATATTCTTTCCCTGTAGTTATTCTATATATTTATATGGCATACAAAGGTAAATTCTCTCCAAAAAACGCATACAAATATAAGGGCGATCCCACGAACATTGTCTATCGTTCGTTGTGGGAACTTAGAGTTATGAAGTATTTAGATGAGAACCCAGCAATATTGGAATGGGGATCAGAAGAACTGGCTATACCCTATATATGTCCGACAGACAATCGCCGACACAGATATTTTCCAGATTTTATTGTAAAAGCCAGACTGCCTGATGGTACCACTCAGACTATGATATTGGAAGTAAAGCCTAAGAAAGAAACAAGAGAACCAATCAAGAAAAAGAAAGTCACTAAACAGTATATTACTGAGGTAATGACATGGGGCAAGAATCAAGCTAAGTGGTCCGCGGCCCGTGAGTATTGCGCCGATAGAGGTTGGATATTTCAATTAATAACAGAAGACCAATTGGGTATTAAGTAATATACCTCATTCATACAGGACATAGCCATTATATATGCTTGTCAAGTACCTGTCAAGTAGAATAAATAGATATATGGCACAAAAATATAACAGCAAAGAATTATTCGACTGGATGACGGAAAAAGCAAGAACCGCAGCTTCTATGCGCGATAATCTTTTCCGTATGCAAAGCCAGCAGAGAGCATACGCTTCTATCGGCCGCATGTTCTTTTTCAAGTATGATCCCAAGACAAAAGACAAGCTGCCCGTTTATGACGTTTATCCGCTCGTATTTCCATTAGAAGATTATACTGACGGTTTTCTAGGTATAAACATTCATTATTTGGATGTAAATGCCAGAATTGGTCTGTTAGATCGTCTACAAGAGTATGCAACATCTAAAAAATACACACCAAAAACCAGACTGCAAATATCGTATGACCTGTTAAATTCGTCTAGAAGCGTTCGATCAGTAATGGCACCAGCGGTCAAGCGATATCTATATGGTCATGTTCGTTCTAGATTTATCGAAATACCCGCTACAGAATGGGATAAGGCGGCCCAGCTATCACTACAGCTATTCATAAGAAAGACCTAAAATGTCGGATATTCCAGTAAAAAATTCTCTTAAAAAACTAACCATGCTTGATGTCGTGGGTATTATAAATGATTATGGCGGTTTGTCTAAATCATGTCGTTTTGCTGTTAGAATTAATCCACCTAGATTTATTACATCTGGTTCTGCCGATAATAAGATTAAAGACGTTAATATAACAAATGACTTGGTATATTTGTGTGAAGCCGCAGAAATGCCTGGTCGTGGTTTTGTCAATGCTGACGTTCGCTATTATGGTCCAAATCAGAAATTGCCTGTTCTTACACAGTATGAAGACACCACAATGACTTTTTTGTGTCGTACCGAGTCATATGAAAGACAATTCTTTGATGACTGGATGGAATATATTAACCCGACCAACAGCTTTAATTTTAATTATCGCAACGATTATGAGACAACCATTGAAATAATGCAGTTCTCAGAATATGCAGCAGAATCAACTCAAGTCGGACCTAATGTAGGAACTCGGCGTGAAAGTCGATACCCTGAGGAAACATACCGCATCACACTATTCAATGCATATCCGCTTCTGGTAAATCCACAGCCAATGACATGGGCCGACGACCAGTTCATGCGATTGGCCGTTACATTTACATATCACAAGTGGAAGAGAGTTGGTCGTGATCTTGAACCAAAGAGTGAGACAGCTTTGGTTGAAGGTGCTACAAATATAGGTACAAGTGGACTTACACCAGTTAATTAAAGATGATAATGAGGAAATATTATGCTGCCTAAGATTGATTTACCGACATATGAGTTGAAACTACCATCAAATGGTAAAGAAGTTAGATTTAGACCATTTCTGGTAAAAGAAGAAAAGCTGCTATTAATGGCAGCCAAGAGTAATGATGCCAATGAAATCATCAAGACAACAAAGCAGGTCATCAATAATTGCTTGTTGGATAATGATGTGAATGTGGACACGTTACCGTTCTTTGATGTGGACTGCCTGTTTATTGCCATGAGAGCCAAGTCTATTGGTGAAAGCATTGAGGTCAACTATGTATGCCAAAGCATCAAAGAAGACGGAACACCGTGCGGCAGTAAATTCCCTGTAAAGATTGATATTTCGAACGTAGAGGTGGATAAAAACGAGAATATTAAGTCTGAGATTAGATTTAATGATAACCTGATATTCCATATGAAATACCCAGGGTATTCTATTATTAAGGTGTTGAACGATAATGACGATAGTTTTGAAAAGAAAATCAAGATTATCATAGCGTCAATAGACAAGATATTTAATAAAGACCAATATTATTCAACCAAAGACTTTTCGACAGAAGAACTACAGAGTTTTATTGAGGGATTAACACAAGAGCAGTTCAATAAGTTGACTGAATTTACCTCTAATTTTCCATCGTTTTATGTAAAAGCTAAAGGTAAATGCATTAAGTGCGGTAAAGAACATGAAGTGAGGTACAAAGACTTTGTGCGTTTTTTTCAGTAATGTTCGGCTATGATAATATAGTGAATTTCTATAAGACGAATTTTGCGCTTATGCAGCACCACAAGTATTCGTTAGCTGAACTTGAAAATATGATACCCTGGGAAAAGTATGTTTATATTGATTTGCTATCAGAATTTTTAAAGAAACAAGAACAGGATAGACGCGACCGAGAAGCGGCTATGAGAGCAAGAAGAAAGTAAAATGGCAGTAAATCCTATCACTAGCGACGATTTAACAATTGACTTAAGAGCTTTAATGAGCATCCCAGTTGGTGATAGAGTACAGGCAGCGGCAAGTGATCCTGGATTTGCTCAGGTTTTGATGCAGGCATTAACACCTATTCAGATTGCTAAGGCTTTTCCAGATTATTATCGTCGTGAATTAACTGACATTTCTAATTTTATTCTAGCCAATCGTTATCTTGACACTGGTGGTCGTTTTGATCAACGCGGTGGTGGTGAATATGGCGGTCAACAAGATATGTATGGCGGAGAAGCAGCTTTAGATAATACAGCAAGACCGACTGGCGTTCCTCAACCAACTGTAGAGGAGATGAAAGCTAAACTGTTAGAAAAAGGTATAGATGTTCAAGGTGCATTTGATGCTATAGGAAATGGATTATCTGTTGATGATTCAAGAATTGAATTTTTGAAAAATATGCCGGCAGAAAAATTAATTGCAATGGGCATAGAAACATATAAAGATGAAAACGGTAACAGTATGCTTCGTATGAAACCCATAGAAGAAGCAACTATGAGTGACGAAGAAATTATTAAGCGATCAACGTCAAAAATTGGCGCACGCCCAGAAGGAATGAACACTAAACAGTCTGTAATGTATGGACTACAAAAAAGAGGTTTCACAAAAGAAGAGGCGGCCGCCGTTGCTGGGAACGTAGATGCGGAATCTAGTTTCAGAGCTGGAATAGTAAATTCAATTGGCGCTGTTGGTTATATGCAATGGTTAGGAGCAAGAAAGCAAGGACTATTCAATTATGCTCAATCTCTAGGTAAAGATTGGAGTGATCCTGAAGTTCAGTTGGACTATATTGCTCTTGAGAGATCGGGAGAATCTGTAAAATATTCAGGTCCAAATTCTAGTGAAAAAGCAAATTATGACAAAGCATTTGCTTCTGGTGATCCAATACAGATGGCAGCAGATTTCGGTAGATTTGTAGAAAGACCCAGTGCGGCTGAACTTGAAGGAAGCATGAACACAAGAATAAGAGGAGCACAGTCAGCATATGAAACAGATATCACAACTTATACACCAGTATTAGACGAAAACTCTACACCTCAGCAAATTGAAGAGGCCCGCAAAACTTTAATCGAAAACAGAAAAAATGCTAGATTGACTGCCGGAATAAGAGAAGTATATAATCAACCTTCACCAACATCTTCGGACTATCAACTATCAGGAGAAACTCTGATAAACGAACTAGGTTATTCTGTGCCCGTTACAGGTAAAATGTTACATGAAGGACACGGTGCTACATCTGAATTTGGTTATGGTCGCGGAAGACTTCATCGCGGAGTTGACATATACTCTACAGATCCTGAAACAGGAAATCTTCGTGTCGGATCAAACGCACCTGTTACTGCACCGAGTGAAGGTAAAGTAACCATGATAATGAGAGATAGAGGTAAAGCTGGAAACTATATCGAAATTCAAGATAAGAATGGATATAGACACAGATTTTTACATACAGCTAAAGATCCTGCTATTAATCCTTCTACAGGAGAAGCTTGGAAAGTTGGTGACACCGTATCACAAGGACAAACTGTTACTCATATAACAGGATCTGGAACAAAATTTGATCAAAAGGTTAGTGAATTAGGTGGAAACATTAATGCTGCTGTACAGTATTTTGATCAAAATGGATGGGGATCAGTGAATAAACCACATCTTCATTATGAAGTAAGAGATAATGGTGGCAGATTGATAAATCCTGAAACCATTTTTCCTGAATATTCGGGTAAGGATAAAGAGAAAATCACTTTTGCGAACAAAGACGATAAGCTAAAACATATGCTAGTCACTGGTCAAATATCTAAAGAAGACTATGAAAAACAAAAAAACATATCTGAGCCAATAGTAGAAGAAGCACCACTACCAGATACCAGTGTTGAAAAGAAACGAAAACCATTATCAATAATATCATATAGCAGACCAGAAGAAAATATTGTAAAAAAAGAAACATCACCCGAAGTTGAAAAGTTCCAATACGGTGGTACACCAGACGTTCAAGATGATGAAGACTTGACTGCGGTCGGTTCAGACGGCAAACCAAAGTTCAAGTTCAATTCTGGTGAAGGACTATATGTCAAGCCAGAAGCAAATGAATATGCCGATGACAAGATAAGCGAGTTATCAGATCGTGTCGATAGAATGTCAGAAACTCAGCAGGCACCAAGACAACAAGAAATGCAGCCAACTAGTCCAACTTCTGATCCAAGATGGGCAGAGAAAGTTGCTTCTGCATATAGACCTGCTGGTACACAACAGAGAGCCTTCAATAGAGCGCAGTTTAGAAATGAAGGCAGACATGTTGGCGACAGAGGTTCACCAAACATAGCATAAAAGAGAGGAGCAAGTAAAGGAGAGAAACCTTGCCCCTCTCACGCTGCAAACTACTCGTTAGCCAGAGTCTTGAAGTAGTTCAAGTCCTCGTCTTCTTCGTCCTTCCAAGGTGCAGTATCTTCAACAGACTTGCGCGGCTTGGACGCTTCAAATGAAGGCTCAGACTTGGCCGCTGACCTAGTAAGACCAGTAATAGATGCAGATTGAGCCTGCTCAGTAATACCAAGCACCTCGTTCAGCTTCCGCTTCAAGTCATCATAAGACTTGAAGTTCTTGGCATCCAAAAACTCCTTGAGAGAGTATTCAGACTTCCACAGCTTCTCCAACTTAGCATCGTCGCCATCAAGAAGCGGCGACGGTGAATCAAAGCCAGACAAATCGTAGTTGCGATAGCCCTCGACCTGACGGATCTTGATCTTGAAGTTGGCACCGTTCCAGAAATCGAACGGGTTCAGAGGCTTCTCGTCCTCGTACTGAGGATTCATAGCAAGAGTGATCTTGTCGAAAATCTTCTTGCCGAACTTGTACAAGAAAACCTTACCCTCATTCTCAGGGTTCTTCGGATCAGTAACCACCATGATGTTAGAGATGTAAGTTAGACGGCGCTTCTGTGCGCGGGCCTGCTTACGCTGCGGCGAGTTATCATCGCTGGTAGAGTTCCAGAGTTCGCTGTTATACTCAGACACAGGATCCTTCTGCCCGATAGTCGTAAGCGAGTTTTCGATATACCACTTACCGCCAGGGCCCTGGAAGCCGTGATTGAAGATGCGTACCCAAGGGAGTGCATCATCACCGTCTACAGCAGATGCAGGAAGGAAGCGAATGACTGCATAGCCATTGCCTGCCTTGTCTACCTCTGGCTGCCAGAAGCGAGTATCATCCTTGCTGCCACCTTCCGATGGTGCATTGATCTTCTCGATTTCCTTGGTAAGACGGCCGATATCAGCCGAAGACTTCTTGAGGGATGCGAAATTTGACATTGTATGTTCTCCGTATTGCGTTGTATTGCGTTGTATGTTTTGTATAATAACAGGACAATCTCGCCCTGTCAAGCACTATTTAGTTTCTCTTTTAGAATTTGTTTGAACTTTTCTCTGTCCAGGTCTTGAAGCAGAAACGGAGCAAACTTCCGTGCCTTGAAACTAAACTTAGACCAGAGGTAATCATCGCCGAGTTTAGCATCAAACTTAGCAATGAACTGGATGAATGCATCAAGGATTATGATTGTTTCAAACGATAGAGTCCCAAAGTTATATTCTACCATAAACTTTGGATAACCAGTGTCGCTCATAGTGAATAGGTCTTTCAAGTCTTCTATCTTTTCCAGATCATTCTTAAAATTGTAGGACATGGACTGGATACTTTTCACATGGCGCTTGGTAGCATCAAACGCCTCATCATCCAGCATATCACCAATCCATGTCCTATCTGCAAGGAAGTTGACTATCATGTGTGTCTTTACATCATCACACTTTCTGGCCAACTTCTCAAACTGAAATCTGTCTTTCCGAATCAGAAATGATTCCTTGCTGACATTTTTCGTTTTACCATTATACTTGAAGAAATCGTATTTGTCAAGAGTAAAGTGATTCTTCAAGGCTAGGTAAAGACAGAAAGTCTCGTACCCTGAGAGTTTCATCTTAGTCTGTATATCTTGTTCATATATCCATAAGAGATGTCAGCATAGTCTTCCGAGTTATATACCTTTCTCGGATCGACTACAAGTTCAATCTTGTCATAGTTCATGTATCTACGCAAGAAGAAATATGAGTTGGAAGTGAAAAATACTTCTTTACCTTCCGCTCTCTTGTCTAGCATAAATTCCCAGTTCTTGTATGACAGATCGTCTTCCTGAAAGACACAGGACATCATGATAACATCTTCTGGCTCATACTCAAACACATTGATAGGATATGGTGGGCAGTTGTTACCAATACAAGCTAGAACAGTTCCAGTGTTAAAATACTCTTTCTGAACAGAACTCACAACATTAAGTCCACAGAATTTAGCCTGAATGTTCAGTATACCGAAGTCTGCACACAATGTCAATATCTTTTTGCCATAGAAGTGCTGATGATAATCACTCAGAAATTTGGCCATATTAAATGAATGTGTCGCTTCGATATAAGGCGAAGGCATTGAAAATAGTCCAGTGTATGGATCAACATAATTGATACCTCTTATAAGTTGATTTACTTCTGAAATATTTGTGATGAGTTTATCGTAATACCAGTCTTGTAGAATAGAATCATATTCTTCATTTGAGAAGAATGATACTATTCTCTCTCGCCAATTATCTCTATTTGAAACTTCTGGAGTCAGAAGATTTAGTATAGGACTCAGATTATATATCATATCAAAATGGTAATTTGGTTGTGTTTGACTTTGGTAAAAAGTTGAGTTCTTCCGCTTCAATCTGGATTTTAGCCTTGAGTGCGGTCGATACTAACTTAGCCGCAGTCTCGACTTCCAATCCAGTATTCTCGCAGTGCATTAATATAGCATCCATATATGGCATCTTCTTTTTCTCCACCAACATCTCAATGCTGATGGAAAAGTTATTCACTTCATCTTTTGTGGGCATATTACTTCTTGCCCATGTCCGGTGTGTATTCCTTGGACAGTTTATAGTTTGTCTTCACATCGATCATCATCTTTTCTCCGTTGCGCTCAATCAATAGTTTAACGTCTTCGTCATCGCCTCTCATCACAGCAAACTCAGAAATCAAATCATCAGCATTTGAAATCTCGACTCCGTTAGGATGATTGTTTGGTGTGTAGATTTCCAACAACTTATCACCCTCTTTTAGTCCTGCCTTGTCGGCTGCTCCATTAGGTTCAACAGATGCAAGTATAACAGAAGAGCGGTCGTCTGTCAAGTTTACAGATACATTTATTGCGCGCCATCTCACCTCACCAAACTTGTCCAAGTCATAAAGTACCTTCTTTACAAAATTGGATGGAAGACAGAAGCCGTATGAGCCGCCTTCTTTGGCCAGCATCATATCATTCACACAAACGACTTCCCCTTTGTCGTTGAACGTTGGACCGCCTGAGTTGCCTTGGAAGATTTTAGCATCAATCTGATCCATGAACTTTGGATTCTGACCCATGCGAATGTTCTTTGCTGACATGATACCTTCGGACACAGTCCATGCTAGACCCCAAGGATGACCGATGACGATTACCTTGTCACCAGGAACTATATTTTCGCTATCACCAAACGATAGAATTTCAGGAGTCTCTGTCTCTTTGAACGTATCCCAGTCTTCTAGAGCAACAATGGCCAAGTCTGCTATTTCATCTGAGTATAGTACCTTAGCGTCATACTTTCTTTCGGAATCATCTGCAAAAACTGAAAGTTTTCCGTTGCCTTCGATTACATGATGATTTGTTACAATCATGTTGTCTTGAATCAGAAAGCCTGTGCCGATTCCGCCTTTGTCACCCTCTAGTTCATTTGCGATGAGAACAACACCATCTCTATTCTTATCAACAATCTGAGTGGTCGTCATCTGACAACCCGCCAACAACATAGCAAAGACCGCAGTTAATATGTACTTCATTATTCTGATCCTTTCTCAGGAGTTGTAGGACGCATAATCTCCATATCTGGAACTTTTGGCTTATACGTATCTTTCATTGCTGGCAAAATCTTTTCTATGATATCTCCGATGACCTCAACAATGCTATCAGAACCGTCAGAAGGAATATCACCGCCAGCAGTCTTTGGTGGTATTCTATTGATGCGAACTTCTTTGCCTTCGACTAGTGCTTGTTTTGCCTTCTCAAACTCTGCTGCTCTATCATTTGAGTATTCGACAAAGTATGTCTTTGGTGCGTATCTTGGATATTCATAGTCGTACCAGTGACCAGATTCGGACTGAAACAGACTGATATAGATTGCACCTTCACTATTCTCTGATGGATTGATTATGACGATAGAAGCAAGTGTGCCTTTGACTTCTTCTTTTTCTTCTGCTGGCCAACCTTTGACTCCATCGAACGTGAAGTATATCATGTTGGCTAGAGCAACTACAAACAATATGGAAAGAAACTTGAGAGAATTACTTCTGAAATAAAATGCTGCTGCAATCACCAAAGCAATAAACAAAGCGAACAATAATATGATGTATTGTGTCATGGCGATTTATTCTGTCCTGTTCTGATACCAACATAGTCATTCTTGAATCGAATGATGTTCTTTTTGCTATCCATTGTGAAACGAACAACCGTCTTTTCTTGCCAGATACTTTCCATCGTCAACTCAATATGCTTCACAACATAATAAGACGGATTGATTTTGATTATTTCTACAATGATGGGAACGTTAACTGGCGATCCTGGCTGTGCAGCAGAAGTGGCCAGAGTTGACCTTAGACATGAATACACATGAACGTTCAATACGTATTCGCCAGGAAATGTACCGCGAAGAGTGACGAACTCTTTGTTGTCGGGATCAATTATGATTTCTTTTCCGTCTAACTGATAGACGCTTCTACGCTTACCCATATCATCACGCTCAAAATACATCAAGCCCGCTTCTGGGAATTTGTACGATACGATGTTGTTTTGCGGATCACGAACCCACATATCAACATCGCAGTCCATATCGTTAGGCCATTCTAGAGATAGAACGTAGTCAGCATTCTTCTTGATACCTTCGCTGTTCTTCGTGATTGGTGCGATGAGAAGGGTAGTAAGAATGAATAAAACAACCGTGCCTGTCAGCAGATTGATAAGCAGGTCGATGTATGCGGTGCGGAAATCAAACTTTCTATGACTCATCATATGTTACCGCATATAGCAAGCCCTTCGTTACAAGACTTGCGAGAATGCCAACCGCATTCGTATATAAAGCGATACCTAGACCAACAGACATGTTTGCGAGAAGAGTTGCCAGACTTGTAGGATCAGTTACAGAAGCGGATGTGATTCCAGATGAAAGCAAATAAATGAAGCCGACAACTGTACCTAACATACCAAGGGCTAACATTTGCTCGGAGAGAAACCAGCAGGCATCTACAATCTTGCTGGCAAAATCTTTAGTGTATGCTACGTAGCCGATTAGAGCAGTTGTTACTACGTAGAGTAGTGAGAGGACCGAAGTGATCATAGTCACATCATCATACCAAATCTTGGCGATAATACCGCTGTGCCATGCCCAGAATACACCAGTTGCCACAGCCAAGTTTGTAATCCACCAGATATAAAGAGGTTTAACTAATCTCATTCGGTCCTCACTTTGTTGCTTTTATTATTTAGTGATTACTCCAGCCTAAGAGTAGCAACTCCACCCGCTACATTTAGTCCAGTCTGACCAGAAACAGACACAGGATTTAGTACAATACCTGATTCCAGACCACCGATGAGAGCATTTACGCCAACACCAAAGACTACAGAAGCTTCGGCATTAACGCCAGTATAGACGCCCTTGAGTCCGCCGTTTGACCGACCATCAACGCCAAAGACAGCCCAGACAAGAGCCTGATTGCCAGTCACGCCAATATCGACGCCAAGACGCGAGAATGTTGCGCTATAACGCTTCTTCTTTCCGTTAGTCTGAGTGAATACACATTCGCCGTGCTTGACAGAACCGATGATAAGACCTGGTCCGCCATCAAGATGGCATGTGAGAGTGCCTAGCTTGACACCATCAGCCTGAGCGGTGCCTGCCATTAGTCCAACGGCCATGAGAGCCGCAGCAATAGTTCTCTTAATCATTATTATTCTCCAGTTTTTGATACAAATTCATTTAGTTTCTTCGCCAGTTCAATGATCTGATTAGGATCAATGTTTGGAACATTTGGGAAAGGAGGCAGTTCAACTTCCTTGTTCTGTGATAGGGCGATAGATGCCCTCTCACGATCAAGATTCCAATCATTCTCTAGACGAATGCGTTCATTCATTAGATTTTCTGTGATGATTGATTGGGCCATTGCCAAAAGATCAAAGCGAATTTCGTAGGGAGTTTTTGACATGTTATATTCCTGTGTTGTGTGTTAAGGTGGCCCGTTCTGTTTCTAGGTGGAACCATACCCACAGGTATTACGCTGCTAGAGCGTAAGCCTTAGATGTAGGAATGTTGTCATTCGCTGCATTTAGTTGTTTTGCGCTGTATACGACAGTCGCCTCTCGGTTATCTCCAATTCACTATTCTACGCTTGTCGAGCCTAATTCGCCCCCATCAAAGACACACTAGCTCAATTCAGTTCTGGCCAACAACCTCATTAGTTAGTGGTGTGCTATCCAGTGTGTCTTTGGTGGAGGCGGCGGGAATCGCACCCGCGTCCAAAACGTTTTTCGATCCTCTTCATCGATAACAGAAGTATATATTACACCAGTTACTTCGACTTGTCAATCTTTTTCTTCGTCTTCTTTGCAGAAATCTCAGCATACGGAGTCCAACGCTTGATGCTACCGTCTTCTTCCACTTTAATGTAACGTTGTTCTTCCAGAGCGATCAAAGTATTCATTGCACCAACTACAAAACCTTGGCGTCTGCTAATAAAGGCACAAGCGCCAAATGCGATACAAATTGTTACGATCATCCATGGTTCCAAATACATTAGAATTTTTCCTGTTTGTAGAGATGAATTTTTTCCAAAAGGTTTTGTACGTAGTGGATCTTGTCACGAATGAAAATCTGAGGTTTTTCCATACCGTCTACCGAGATTAGAATTACGATTTGATTTATCGGCTCACCAACAAGTTCTTCATACATCAGAGCATATGCGGTGCCTTGTTCAAAGTAGTTTTCAATCCATTCTTCCTTCTTTTCTTTCAGAGAAGTCTTGAAGTCGATAATGGAAAGAACACCATCATACTCAGCAATACAATCTGTTCTGCCAGCCACTCCAAGTTTTTCAGAGTAGAGAGGGCTTTCAATATAGCGTATGTTGTCAATCAAGTCAAGAGTTTTTGCCATATCAAAGAAGGCTTGCTTCATATCAGGCATTACCTCTTTGAGAAAGCCATCTTCATTACGAAGATATGATTCCATCATGTTGTGAAATTTTGTTCCGCGCGTGGATGCGCGTGTGGAAATCCTGTTAGCCTCTTCATGACCAACACGATTGCGCCATTCAATCATGGCTTTCTTCTTGAAATGGCCAAGAACAGTTGTGACTGATGGCAGTTTCTTGCCACTCGGCGTTACATAAAATCTTTCACCTGTGCTTTCGTCTGTAGGCAGTTGCTTTAAGTCTGGCATGCCCTCAACGAATTTAAACTTCTTCATTACGTTCCGCCGTTACCACTGCCACCATTACCACCGCCAGAAGAACTAGGTGATTTTCTGGCCAGAACTTTCTTCTTTGGACTTCCAAAATCATCATGTGCTTCATAGTCAGTAGTGCCCTCGGAAACAGATGTATTTAAATGAGCAATAGCATTATCTTTGTTACTGTGCTTTTTACGAACAACTAATCCATTTCTTTTTCTAGTTGTTGTCCATGTTCCATTTTCATTATCTATTAAATCGCCCAGATGGTCGCCCTTATCATTTGTCACTCTATGACGGCGCCTATTCCATCCACTATTTCCCAAACTTTGTATTTTCTCAAACAAATATTCTTTAAAACTTTTCATGTTTCGTTCCATTTCTTGAGTATCCAGGATGAACTATTCATCTTCTCTACACCACCAATGCCAAAGATAAACTCGACATCATTTATACCACAACTCATCTCCGGGATGTTTTCTTTCGTTCTATCGCCACCGTTTGCAAAGATAATCGTGTGTTCTGGATTTTCTTCACGTATGCACCGAATAGCATCAATAGCAGTGTTGTCAGAATCATCAAAAGCAAATACATCATCCACGCTCCTTAGATTAGATAAAATGATATGACGTTCATTCCATGGCATGAAAGGCTTACCCTTCTTGCGAGTAAGCCAATCATCTGAATTAAGTCCGACGAACAGATAATCACCAAGTTTCTTCGCTGCATTGATATATTCGATATGTCCGGAATGGACAGGATCAAATCCACCTGTGATAAGAACTAGTTTTGGCATTCTGTAACCTTTGTTGTTGGATCATTTAAAATTTTATCATGTAATTCTGTCGATAATCTTTTGAAATTTGCAAATTGCTTTGGTCTATTTCCAAAAATGGAATTCTCGGGTTCCAATCTTTGACTATCTATTTGCAAACCATTTTTTCCATATTTGTGATAAAACTTGTTATCTACAGGATCATAAAATCCAGCATCTCCCCTCATGACAGTGCCATCTGGCTCTGGATTGTTATATCGTATTTCTAAATGAAAAGATCCTCTTGGTCCAATTTTTATTTGGCCATCAAGTCCTTGAATTGCAGGATATATTCTATCACGAAAATTTTTACTTTTCATTCTTAGTTCCGAAAAACTCTTTCTTCTTTGCTTCATAATATGCCCATGTGCCAAACATACCAATAGGCTTACGTTCTTCCTTAGCAAGACACTCTTTAATATACTTTAGACAATCTTCACTATACTCATTCATATTTTACTCCGTAGTAAATCTAGCTGGCGATTTCTTTCTAGAAGGTCTCAATTCTGTTTGAAAAGGAGATTCTGGATTATTGTACTTCAATTTACCGCCAACTTTTTCCGATTTGCCTTTTCCTGGAAATCCTGTTTCGTTAGTGCCTATTAGTCTAGCAGTTTTACCGTTGTGATGCAAGACAGAATCTTGATCAAAGTGCTGTCCCATTCTACGACCAAATGCTACAAGTTCGGACCCCGCTTCTCTTCCAGGTGCTTTTGCGTGAATAATGTGAGAAGTTTCGCGGTTACCTTCATAGCGTCCTTCGGCTTTTCTGACTCCAAAACCAGCTTCTCTGGCCTTAAAAATAAGTTCTTTGTTTCTATTAGCAACTTGTTTCTTCGTTAATCCAGGCCTTTCAGTAGAAAGAGCAATAAAATGTCTGCCTTCTTTTTCCAGTTTGTTCATACGAGAAAGAGGATTACCTTCTTCAATCGTTCCATATTTTCGCATACGCTGAACGTCAGTCATTCTGTCTGTAGATGAGAAACTTCCGCCAAAGGGATCATCATTACCTAGTCTCTTATCTCTGTTTTCACGCTCTTTTGGTGTTAACATTCGTGTACTGTCTATTCCACCCATATCAGCGCGAGTGTGAAACTTCTTCTCTTTTGGATCATAAAAGCCAGCTTCACCTTCAGCAGGTTTACCTGGCTCTGCCATATGTCTATCACGAATTTCAGAGTGATCTTCGCCACGTTTACCTCTCAGTATTTTGCCCGAAGGATGACGAATTGCAGGTTGCACTCTTTCACGAAATGATAATTCTTCTGCTAGGTATTCTAAAAACGTTTTCATAGTCCCATTGCATCCTTCTGTATGATGTATGATCTGACCAAACCAGAACGTACAATATCTTCTTTCATGAACTCTACATGTTCAAAAGTATTTATTTTATTGGTGATACGCATCAACTGTGTCACACCTTCACGCTCATGCGGCTTTGTCAAATCTGTCTGACGAAAATCTCCGCAAACGATTAGTCTGCTTTCATCACCCATACGTGTCATCACAGTATCACATTCTTGGAATGATAGATTCTGACTTTCATCCAGAATGACAATGGCATTATTGAATGTGATGCCGCGCAGATAAGATGTTGTCGTGAAGTGAACTAGTCCTTTCATCTTTAGTATATCGTATCCATCACCACGGCCAAATAGACTGTCACAGATTTCGCGGTATGGTTCTTCATAGACTTGAATCTTTTCCTTCATAGAGCCAGGAAGAAATCCCATATCGCGTGATGGAACTACAGACCTAACTATGACTATTTTATTGTATATTGAATTGCCTGTCAAGATTTCATTTAGAGCAAGATATAAAGCGCAGAATGTTTTGCCTGTTCCAGCAAAACCGTGAAGCATTAGATGATAGCCTTTTTGATATGAGTTGAATACCTTTTCTTGATTTGGTGTGAGTGGTTTAATGTGTCTCAGTTCAAAATGTGCGGCCTTCTTTTGTGCTTCTTGTTCTTTATGAATGTTCTTGTTCTTAGGTTTCTTGGACATTTTGGCTCCTTTAAAAGCAAAAGAGGACGAATCACCTGCGTGACCGTCCCCTCTAAAAACTCGTCGTTTATTTTTGATACTCATATTTCTTTTGGTATCGTATGTCTTCTCTCTATCGCTCCACCTAAAGGATGATTTTCTTTCACGCGACCTAAAACATATTTGGAAAAATCTGAAGGAGGCTTCGTGACACCTGCACGAATGGGATCAATTACATTCATTCTAAACGTCTGATTGACCTTCGGATTGTTCTGTAAGAACTCCTTTAGTTCATCATATGACATTTGAAGTTCAAACTCTTCGCCTGTCTCTGTGTCTTCAAAACTGTAAATCATATCTCTATTTAGTATCTCCTATGATTGTGTGATCCATTCTGGTACCTCACGCTTTGTCCATTTGTGCATACGCGCCTTAGCCACGCGATAATAGTTGCGATAAGACGATACGGAGTCATGCGGTACCTTGTACTCATCAGGCATCGCTGGCGTTACAGGCGTCAGATGACCAATAGCAATGCTGTATGGTGCCCGCATTAGCCATTCACTCATACTATCGCACTTATGAGTTTTGCCATAACGATGTGTATATTCGGCCAGCAAACCTAAGAAGTGGCAATACAGCCAGTTGTAGTTGTTATTGTTCGCACGACACCACACGGCCGAAGGATGATTTACATGAGTGGCTGAATATAGCACAGTCTCACGCTCGTCAGGCAAACGCCAACGCTTTACATTGCGACCAGTCTTGGTCTTGTCGGTGTATTCCGTGCCGTCTAGAATGCGATGAGCGGTGGACAAAAGTTGTGCTGTCTCAATGATCATCTTGACCACATGCTTGTCCACCATCCACATTGCAGACTGGATTGGATCTTTATCGATTGCGAATATGTTCATTTAATCCTCAATTGCGTCGATGCGGAACACTTCGCCAGGTTCGACGTTCAGTGTCCGATCAATATCAGGTTCGCCGTCTGGACTCCATGAGCGAACACGGATCTTTCTTACGCCTGGCGGCACTTTCCAGACAGCATGATTTTTTGCCGCAGCATTAGCAACAATAGCAAAAAATGGCAGGGCTGTCAACCCTGCCATGAGTTGGCGTCTAAACATCACTTTATCTTTCGGTAAGTCGCGCCACCAGTCAGAACAAGAGCCGCCAACCAGTTCCAGAATGTATACTCAATTGTCAGGAATGTACCGAACAACTGATTCCATGCCCACATGTAGATTAGTGGTGCGATGGCTACAATCAACAGTGTACCAAGAATAGCGCCGAGCATCGCGGCGCTATCTTCCATTCTATCTCTAAGCATTTACATCTCCTTACTTGAGGAAGTTAGCCACATCGATGCCGTCCATGCTGTCCCAGTCAGGATCAACAGAGTAGGTGCCACCAGCATACTCACCAGCGTTCTTCATGTTAAGTTCAGCCAGCAAAGCATCGGCCTGCTTGTCAGCCGCGTCCTTGAGGACGTTCCGAGCAGCCTTCTTGACGGCCGCCGAAGCAGTCTGTTTGGACTGACGCACCTTGACGGGCTTAGACGCTTTCGGCTTCGCCGCAGCCTTAGCCTTCTTCTGCTTAGGAGCAGCGGTACCGTTGCGCTGGGCCGGCGGCACCCACTGATAGTTGCGAGTGGCCGAGTCGCCGTCCGAGATATACTTGTATTCTACAACGGTCTTGCCGTTCTTGACGGCTTCAATCTCATAGCCCTCAAGCTTGAGGTAGCAGATATACTTGGACGCATAGTTACCCTTACCAACGTGGGCGTTGATTTCAGCGGGAGTTGCAGTACCCTTGGACTTGAGAAAGGCAAGGGCAACAAAGTGGGCAGCATTCTTAGTCATGTGTGTGTTTTCCTGTGTTTGTTTAGTTTACCTGCATATCATAGTCGGAATTGAGCATACTGTCAAGCAGATTTTTAACAGTATACCTATCTACACGCTTTTCATGCATATACACGTAGGAGTAGATATTTTCCTCGTCGGTCATACCCTTTTCTAGAGCCGACCAGACCAATTCTTCCACGCCGATTAGAAAGTCCTTGTAAGCACTCATGCATACCTCCGACGGGTCTTGTCAGTATCAAAGAAGGCATGGGAACCGTCCTCGAACCAGCGAATGCCTGGCTTTCCCTGCGTGATCTGCTTTTGATCGAGGTACGAATACCCGCGATAGCGACCGACCGCATGGAGCGCAGCCTCGATCATGTTAATCAGCCCGTTCCGACGCGCAATTTCCTCGGGCGCATCACAATTGGGATAGTCGGCTGACAGGTAACCGTTGGCATAATCCAACAGCGCATCAATCGAAACGGTCTTGCGATCCTTAGCCATTAGCGAAGGTTCCTTTCGGGGTTGCAGAAATCGACTTTCTCAGCAAACATTTGAGCCAGAGAAAGGGCGGTCATAAACTCGGAAACATCACCCTTGCGGGCCTGGAACAAGGCATCGGCCAGAAAGTCAGCCGCGATGCGAATGTTGGCATTAGGATGCTTGTACAGGATTTCGTGAATACGAGCCTTTTCAGCGAGGCCGCGCTTGGTACGCTTGGACATTAGACAATCTCCTTGTTCATGATATACTTGGTGTTGTAGCCGCTGGCGTTATTGCCAACCCGCTCAAAGTCCACACTACGATAGCCAGCCGGCCGATCTGGAGTCTGACTGTAGGTCTGCCGCTTAGAAGCGACAGGCATATACTTGCGCGGGCGATACTTGGGCAGTCTGGACTTGAGAACGTTGATACAACCACCACGCG